GAGTAAGGTCTTGGTGTAGCTCCAGATAGCCTCTTGGACATTGGCTACTGTCCAATCATAGCCTGTGCGCTGACGCAAAAGCTCTGTGGCTCTTCGCATAGCCGCATTGGTTGCCAAGTACCCTTGGCCTGGAAGCCCCTCCCCAGCCTTGCGGTCTACGCCACTGAATACATCCTGCAGCACATTGAAGGCTCTACCCTGCCAAGTGTCATTGGTGCTGTAGTCGTAAAAGCCCTGCAGGTTTCGCATGAAGCTCTGTACCTTGGGGCCACTCAGCTGGATGTCAAACGGGTCTTTCTCTTGTAGTGCGGTGACACTGTTATTCTTCCAACCAGGTAAAACACTTTTTTCTCCCCTGCCCCCTTGGACACTCTGGCCCATAATCTTGAGAATCTTGTCTCTATCGGTAGGCCTGCCTGCAGCTGTCCAGTTCTTCCAGATGTTCAGCGTATTTAGAAAATTCGCTTCCACTGACGTTTGTGGCGAGGTAGCTGCCAATAATCCAGCAAATCTGGCAGCGTCCTCCTTGCCAAATACTTCTACCAGGGCAGCATGACTTGCTTCGTACCAACCCACTTTGGCAGCTCCAGCTAGCGCTAGGTTTGCCATGTGCTCAGGGTCAAGGTTCACATCATGCCGTGGGCTCACATACTGCCGCTGACCAGCTCCAGTGGCATAGTCTGCAATCTCCTCCAGGTTGGGAACCTTGCGCCTTCCCTCTGGGAGCTGCTGTATCTCTTCAGCCATGAGGTATGGAGCCAGGGCCCTGAGCCTTGGGTCTGCTGCTACCGCATCAGCGTAAGGAGATGCATAGATAGCATCTCCAGCTGGGCGGCCCCTATACGTAGGGATCGCATTGCCAAATTGCTTGCGGAAGTCTGCTTCGCTATTGAGAGCTCTAGGACTCAGGGGATTCATCCCTGTCATGTCCAGTGCTGTCTTTACGGGGCTAAATGCTCCAACAGCACTGAGGAGCTCCTCAGCTCCTGCAGTCTGCAGCTCTTGTAAGTTTTGTTGGGTGTCTAGTTTTCTTGTGGGCATATCAAAAACTTTACGAGCAACAATGCCTTTACCTACCCTTTTGGGAACGTCAAAGCGGCTGGGGTTTTTCATGGGGTATAAATACTTGCTACCCCCAGCTTTGATATCAAAGTCACTACCTTGTGGGACAAGGTGCTGATTGCTGTAACGCCTAAAATCTTTCTCGCCAACTTTAATTGGCTCCCCTATTTCAACTTCACCAATGGCCTCAGCTAGCCCTTCCCCTGTGCGGACTATAGAGACTCGCTGCCCTACATAAGGACGCAGCGAGTCACTATTCCTAGTCTCAAACTGCTTTTGCCCATCAACAATAAGGTCTGCGTAGCGTAAGCCTGCTTTCTTGTCTGTTCTGACATTAATGCCTACTGCCTCTTTTTTCTTGCGTGCCATAAGCTTGTCTTAGCTCATGAAGTCAAGAGGGTCTACTGTCGAGTAATTGCTAGGAGTTAATTGACGGGAGCTTGCGGTGGCATCGGCTGCTGAGGCTGCATAGCCTGCTCTGCCTGCATGGCCTGCTGAGCTTGCTGTTGTTGCATTCCTACGGCATTCAAGGCTTGCTGGTAGCGCTCTACCTGGTTGCGCTGCTCTATCACATCCAGCTCCCGATTCCGTTGGAGCTCCTGCACAAGAGCTGTAGCATCCAGCTGGATTCCAGGGTACTTCGCCTTGAGCTCACTTGCCTTGAGCCAAAGGTCTATGCTCATCTGGTCACGTTTTCTGTCATCTTCACGAGCATCAGCTGCTGCCTTGCCCAACATGTCCATCTGCTTTACCTGCACCTCTGCTTCAGCAATCACTTGCTCAGGAGACTTCTGAGGCTCCTGCTGAGCCTGAGCTTGCTGTTGTTGCAACTGTTGCAACACGGCTTGGGGGTCACCAAAGAAGGTTTGAGCATCAGTAATTCCGTTGAGCTCCAGCAGGCGTTGCAGAGTAGCCCCATATTGGACTAGTCCTGCAAACTGGTTATCTGGGCCCATCAGCTGCAGCAGGCTTTCCTGCTTCTGCAGGATAGTCATGAGGAGCTGGGATTTTTGCGAAACATCTGCACCTCCAATGGGCAGGCTGACTCTGACATTCATCAAAGGCCAGCCACTAGGGTCTATCGGGATGTACTGCCCTCGCAGCATCATCATGTCCTGCTGGTCTTGATGGTAGGTTATCAAAAGCAGCATCTTCTCAAACAATGGCTTGATGCCTGTCTCAATGAGGGTACGGGTGATGAGCTCCAGGCGTGCCTGAGCTGCCTTGACTTGGCTATCTATCGCTATGGCTGTGGTGCTCTGGAGGCTGGAAGCATCCAGACCCTGAGAAGCATCTGTGAGCCCTGTGCGCTTCTGGGAGACTCTGTCGAGGTATTCCAACATGGGTTGGGCCTGCTGGCCTACGTAGTCAATGGTGAGCTGCTGAATGGCTCCAGGCTGACGCATAGCTATCAAAGCTCCCACCTCATCATTGCTCAGTTCAGCATAGTCCACTTGTCCCTCAACATACGCCACACGTGGGGTCGTTGCTAATGCCAGCGAGTCCAGCATATTGCGCATGGTTGCACTCTTGGTGCGTTGAATGTCTGCCAGCTCATCGAATAGGCTTTCGCCACTCCAATGATGTGGCAGGCAGGACATGCGAAACACTACAAAAGGATGGTCATCCACCACTACATTGCGCACGATATTGTAGGCGCTACCCATGCAGCAGATTTTGCGTCTTTCTGCCCTGCCATCTCCATCCAAGTCCACTTGGACATAGGCCTCAATGTAGAGCACTTCTCTATTTGCTGGGTCTGACTCTGTTTGCTCTTCTTCCCTCCAGGTGGGGTTGCGTAGGAGCCACTCCTCATTGCTTTTGTAGGTGTCATCCACATCAGCGTATTGCATCACCAGCTCAGGGTCATAGCCCATGTCCACAAGGTCACTGACGGTGAGCCTTTGCCTGCGTGCCAGGATTTTTGCATCCTTGAGGCTGACTGCATTTCTGTTGATGAGGAACTCTTCTGGAGGTACGGCATCTGTACAGATTTTGCCCTTGGAGCTCGTCTTGCTCAGGGTCAGGTTGAATAGCCCATCCTCACTCTGGCTGGAGCTCGTAATCTCCCACTGGCCCTGTTGCATCACTGCAGCTGCTACTTCCTGCGAAATGCCTGTGAGCTCACGTACTATGGTCTCTACCTGCTCCTCGTACCAGACTTGCGCAATCCCTACTCCCTTGATGAGGGCATCTTTGATGACAGTGTCCAGCAAGGTATATCCATCAAGTCTATCCTTGAGCAAATAGTTGCAGTACTCCGTTGCCTGTTGTGCCATACCTATGTCATCAGCCTGTCTGGGCTCAAACTCGACTACATGCTCAGCTGAAAAGAGGGTACGCATGATGCTGGGCAGACACTGCTGCACCGCATCATGTATCTCCTTTGCCTGGTACTGGCTTCTGCCTTCCTGCTCTATCGGGTTGTCTCCACTGTCTGCAAAGGGCTCTGCCAGGTAGTAACGCATGGCACGAGCTCTGTCTGGCGAGAGCTCCGTGTCAATGTAGTCCACAGCCTCTGTGATGGTGTTTGCCATCCATGCTTGGAAGCTTATTTCGTCTAGTGGGATGTACTCAGCCATTGGATTCCTTCTCTGGGATATCAACTTCAAACCATTCCTTGTTGCAGGCTTCGCAATGCAATGCTGGATAGTCTCTTGTAGGTGGTGCTAGCGGCCCTTGGCACTCTGGGCATTGGGTCAGGCTCATGCGACTACTCCTGCATTTCTGCGCTCAGGTTTGCGTTTGTTGCGAATATAGCCACTGCTGTCCAGCATCGGGCTGGCAAAGGTCAGACAAAGAGCATCCGCAAAGTCCGGTGACTTGCGGAGCCTCTTGGCTGTGACTTCCTTGCGCTCCAGCCCTAGTGTGCCATTGGGTTTGTACTCAAACCGTGGAGCCACCAAATCCTCTACGAGCTGCTGGTGGTCTGGTAACTCTACTTCCCCTCCAAGCCACTCCCTGCAAGTAAACCAGAGCTCTGCTCTCTTATTGGCATAAGTGTCCGCCTTGCTGGGGGTCTCACTGACATTGATGCCTATTGCTGGCACACCCAGCTGACGCAACCTGTCCACTACACCAGCTCCTAAACCTATGTTATCACAGCATATTTCTATAGGCTGCTGCTCTGCATCCTGATAAAGATGGTCAACTCTGTCTGCCAGGGTCATCAAGTCCAGCTTCTCCCAGCTCTGTATCTTCGTTACCTTGCGGCCCTGACGCTCCACCAGCACTGACTTGTCTGCACCCATACGGGCTACATCCAGGCCCCAGATGGTTGGGTAGTCCTGCGGAACCTTGACTCTACGGCTGACTGCATCCTCCACTAAGCCACGGGGGATGACCGTGTCATCATCCACCGTAGGCCATAACCCCAAGACACGAGTACGCCACTGGTTGCTCTCCTTGCCGTACTTGTCCCTCATCTCTGTGATGAAGTCTGGGCTCACCATTGGCGAGTCAAGGCAGCTGACGTTCATTGTGTACCACGTGCCCTTGTTCACGTGGTGCGTGTCAAAGAAGTAGCCTGTGCTTCTTGTGGGGTTGCCAATTAAGCATATGTAGGCGTTTGCGCTCGTCATGCTTCCATAGGCTGCTTCGTATACAGCCTCATCCACTCCAGCAGCCTCATCTACGCATAAAAACGTTGTAGCCGAGTGGATTCCCTGCATGGCATCGGGCTGGTCTTTGCGGCTCACCTTGAAGCTCAGGAAAGCCTCCGTAGGAGATGCTGCCAACTCAATGCGCTCACTCTTGACTACCAAAAGCTCTTTCAGAGCCTCTGGGAGCTCTGTAATCCAGCGCTTGACCTCCGCAGCCAGCACATCAAAAAGCTGGCTCTGGGTAGGGCTCGTGGCTACCAGCTTGATGGGGTATCTTGTCAGCAGAAACCACAGCATGGCCCAAGACGTTACTGCACTCTTGCCCACCCCGTGGCCTGCTGCGACTGAGCAACGTCTGGTTCCTCTGGAGAACTGGTTGAGGAGCTCCTCCTGCCAAGGCTGAGGGGTGACCTTCAGTACGTTAATGACAAACCCATTGGGGTCATCGTAGTAGCGCTCCAGAAACTCACGATAGACATTGCCTTTGCTCATAATTTGCTAATCGTTACTTCAGCTCTGCCTGGGCGTTGGATATCTCTACGATACAAATGCAGCTCATCCACCTGAGAGTCATCTGGGAAGACTCCCCAGTGCATCAAGAGGTCAAGCACTGCCTTGGCATGGTTGTCCAAGTCCCTAGCCGCCTTTGATGGTGGATAGTACTCTATGCTGATTGCTAAACGGTCTTGAGCTGTGTAGCGCTGAAAGGAGGGGGCAGGAGACTGCTTGTACAGTCTCCCTGCCTTGCTAAGGATGGTGCGGCCCTGGAATTGTCTCCAGTAGCCATTGACGCTGGGAGGCCAGCCTAAAACTAATCTCTGTGCTTCATCCAAAATCCTCTAGCTCCACAAGCTTGAAAACTCTACTCGTTCTTTCAAGCTCGTAGGCTTTTGTCAATTTTGGTTGCTCTTCCTTGAGCTTTTTTGTGTCCAAGACCTTGCGGCTCTGGTCTTTCCATGTTGCCAGTACCAAGCCCGTAGCTGGAGATACCAACGTCTGAGCCTCACGCATGTGCCCCTTAATTTGCGCTTCATGTAACGCCATTTGCTCCTGCAGCTGTTTCTGCTTCTGCTTGCACTTGCGATACTGCTCCACTGCCACCACCAGCGACTGAGGACACTCCACTGTTTCATCATTCCCCCTTGGATAGGCTGCTTCCATGTCTGCCAAAAACTCCAGCTCTGGTGGAACCTGCTTGAGTACATGCTCCTCCCAGAAGTGGGTACACTTGTCGAGGAGCTGCTGCGCAAAGCTCTTGTTGTAGGGCACTTTGTAGAGCCGTATGTCATTCTCACCCAAGATGCCTACTATCACATACCAGAGACTCTTGCCTGTGATCATCATGTACCACTGCACCTGACAGTAGTAGTTTAGGGGGAGCCCTTCTCCAGGCTCCATGATGACCTCACCAGTGGGTGCAAACTTCTTCTTGCTCCGAAAGCTTGCAGTCTTCACCTCCAAGCCAGCCTCACGGTGCAACCCATCCACATGAGCCACGCAGTACCCAAACTGCGAATGGCGAAATGTCTTGCTGCTTCTGCGAAACCTGAGCCCTGTCTGCCTTGCTGCTACCTGCCGCAAAGGCTCCTCCAGCATGTTGCCCCAGTGCGTGGCAGCATTGCCGCTGAACGCTGGTGCTAGCCCCAGTTTCTGCTGATAGAGCTGGTAGCGGCTCTGCCACTCATTCATGCCAGCAGCGCTTGCACAATCACTTCCCCCTAAGTACTTGCGTCTCTCCTCTGCACTAAATGCCATACAGCCTCTCCTGTTGCTCTATCAGTGTGTTGAAGTTTACCTGCTCCAAGTCCTCCAGTGGGAAATAGATAATCCCATTGCCCTGCATCCAATGCCCCTGGAAAGCCTTCTTCCAGCCTCTGCCCGTATAAGGCTCCCAAAGCCAGTAGATGCCAGGTTCGTCCTGCTCAAAGTAACGGAAGTACACCTTGCTGGTGATCTTCTGGTAGTCCCAGAGCTGCTGCATCCTTGTAAACTTCCCCTGGTTGAAGGCCTGCACCCTTTGGGGTCTGGTCTTCTGCCCCTTGAGCTCTATGTAGCACTGTACCTTGTTGTTCTCCTTGTTCTTCTCCTCTACCCAGCTGATGTCCACGGCTGTGAAGTCCAGCTCGTGGAACCTGCCGTTGTGCTTCAGCTCCACGTAAGGGTAAGCCCTTTCGTAGTACTGCTTGAATTCCTCCTCTCTGGCCTCACTCTCTGGTGTGTTCTTGTCTTCAAATGATTCTTGCATTTGCGCCTTCCTATGGCTGTTGCAGAATGTTGCAACACTGATGGTTGCTGGGGTGAAGGCCAGTAGACCTTAGTAGCCGCTCTCTTCAACTACACATCGGTTGCGGCTCAGGGTGCTGAGTCCATAAAAGGTCACCCTGTGCAAGGAGGATCACTGCAGCGCCTCTACTGGCTAGTGCTGGGGTAGCAGACCGTTGGCAGGCATGCGGGAAACTGCCTATTGGTTGCGGCTCAGGGAGAAAAGAATGAAAAGCCCTGTGCTGGTTAGGCTAGCCTCTGCTACCAAAAATTTTAAAAAACTGGGGGGTGTTTAGGTACTCAAACTATTTCGGCCCCAAAAGCAGCGAGGGGGGGGGCCCAGCTGCGCATTTGGGCCAGAAGTTTGCGTTTTCCTATGGTTTTACGGTTAACGTATTACGGTTGCCACCAGCCAGGCCTCATGTTTACTGGGCAGAGCAGCGGATACCATAGCCGCAGCGCTTTGCCTTTCTGGGCTGATGACCCCGTCCGCCCGTGAGTCATCTTGGGGTTTGTTCCGTGGCTATACCCCCTCCCCAAATTACTCCCTCAGTACCTATGGTACAGACAGTACCTGCACACCTTATGGGCTTCACTCCAATAGCGCTTGGAGCTGGGCTTCCAGCAATCACAGAGCTTGCAGTACTTCAG